CCGTGAGACGATCTACGACGCCAGTGAGGGCCGCCTCGTTGTCAACGCGACGCAATATCTCGACGAGATCCTCGCCGGCGTGGCGCGCGATCGCGAGAATATGCGCAAAACCGAGAACAAGAAGATCGCGACGCTGCCGGCGATCGTCGTCGAGGATCTGATCAAACGCGAAATCTACGACGATCCGGAGCGGTTCGACCGCTGGCTCAACTCGAGCGAGGCGACGCCGTGGCGCGTCTGGCAGGGGAGAGTCTGATGGCGAAAGCGCCTGAGAAACCGCCTGAGAAACAGACCACGCTGACCGACGCGGACTTTGAGCGCGCCGCGAAGGAGCTCAACGTTGAGGTGGCGGCGATCCGCGCCGTTGCCGAAGTCGAGGCCGCGGGTGCCGGTTTCCTCCCAGACGGGCGGCCCGCGGCCTTGTACGAAGCGCACATCTTCCACAAGCACACGAAGGGCGCGCACGTCGCGGCGAAGGATCGCAATGGCGTCGCGCTGTCTTCGTCGGGATGGAACTCGAAGCTCTACGGCGCTACTGGGACTAATCAACATAACCGCTACGAAGATGCACGCCGGTTGAACGCCGACGCCGCCAACAAGGCGTGCTCCTGGGGCACCTTTCAAATCCTCGGTGAGAACCACGCCGTCTGCGGCTTCGACAATTCGCAGGACTTCGTCGACGCCATGTGGTCCGGAGCGCCGGCGCATCTCGACGCCTTCGTGAAGTTCATCAAGGGCAACCGGCTCGACGCGCCGCTGCGCAACAAGAACTGGGCTCAGTTCGCGCGCGGCTACAACGGTCCCGGCTACGCTCAGAACCAGTACGACCGAAAGATGGACGCAGCTTATCGGAAGTGGAAGGCGAGGGGATGAGTGGCCGACAACAATCTGGTCATTCCGCCGCCAACGCCGAAGCTGTTGGACTATCCGGCGTCGATGGGGCTGAGCATCGCGGTCGTTCTGACCATCGTTCTGGTCATCGTGGCCAATCGGTTCGACAAGACCGGCGGCACGCTCACCGTTTCGATTTTGGTGATCTTGGCCTTCATCAGCCTGGTCACGTTCTGCGTCTATTTCACCGTTCCAACCGACGAAATCACCTCGGGCGCGATCGGCGGCCTGGTCGCCGCTTTCGGCGCGGTCGTCGCCTACTGGCTCAGCCGAACTCCGAGAGGACCGCCTGAATGAGCCCGCTTGGTCTGATCCTCGTCGTCATTCTCGTCATCATCTTGCTGGGCGGAATCGGGCCGCATTTCTACACCGGTGCGCCTTGGCGGCCAGGCTACGGTTTTGGCAACGGCGGCATCGGCATCGTCGGGGTCGTGCTCATTATCGTCCTCGTGCTCTGGCTGATGGATCGGCTATGACCGACTTTTCCGATTTCACAACCCAGATCGCGGAATGGGCGAATCGGCAAGACTGGTCACCGACGCTCGTGACTTCGTTCGTTCGCATGGCCGAGCAAAAGATAAACCAGGAGCTCCGTCACAATCGGATGATCAAGAGCGCGATCGTCACCTCGACTGAGCGCTGCGCGACGATTCCCGACGATTGGCTCGAGTTCGATCTGGTCGAGATGGCGAGCGATCAGGTGCCAGGCGGCTGGAAACCGATTCGTTACAAGAGCCGCGACGAATTTATGAAGCTGCCCGACAAATGGGCGCTCAATCACTACACGATCGAGGGGCGGACGATCTTCTTTGGCGGCACGCCTGACGACGTCGAGGGCATTCAGTTTCAGATTTTTTATTTTGGCGAGGTGCCGGTCTTCTCCGACACGGTCGATTCCTGGGTCTACACCAAGTATCCGAGCCTCTACCTCTCCGCCGCAATGATGCACGCCTACTTGCACGCGATCGGTGAAGAGGCGCAAGCGGCGAACGCGAAGCAATTCACAGAAGACATGATCCAAAAGCTCAACGTCGAGCACAACCTCTCGAAGGCGAGCGGCTCGAGGCTCACGCGATCGCGGGTGAGGAGCTTTGGATGAACCAGTGGGTCGATCCCAACGGCGACACGGTTCCTAACGACTGGGCCCCTGGTCTGCCGCCCAATGGCGAATGGCAGGACGGCTGTGGCTGCGAGCCGCCTGGCGGCGCGGCCAGCGTCAGCGGGATCACCATCACCGGCGTGCCGGCGACAGTAAGCTCATTGTACTGGCAGGTTTCGCTCAACGACGGCTCGAGTCCGCCGAATTTTCAGATCAATCAACTCGACGGCAAGGGCGCTTTTGTCTCGACCGCGGCTGAGATCACGCCCTCGATGATTTATTTCGACTATCCGGTTCTGCTGAGCCGCGATCCAGTCGAGCCGATGGAGGCGGTGACTCTTGAATATCTCGAGGCGCACGAGACCGGTATTCCGGAGCCGCCTGACAACCAGACTTATGGGCGCGCTTTAGGGGCTTGGAACCTCGTGGTTCCGCAGTCGGGCGGCACTTACACCGGAGCGGTCTCGCTGGGCGCAGGCGGCGCAGTGACGTCGGGCGCGCTGCAGTTCTTTGGCTCGGCGGCGGCTTATTTCCCCGCGCTGGCGCAGTTGCAGATTGGCGATGGTCCCGCGGGTCAGGTGCCGACAGCGGACGGCAGCGGCAATCTGACTTGGACGACTCCGGTTACTGGCGGGCCTTACCTGCCCATTGCGGGCGGCACGGTCACCGGCAGCTTGACAGTCAATCAGGTTTTGACCGTTCAGGGCAGCAATTCGATGGTGCTGAACGCCCCAGTCACCGGCGGCAGTCAGCGCACCATTCTCGGCATGGCCGCTAACGTCGCTCGCTGGGGGTTGACGCTCGGCGACGGGACCGCTGAAGGCGCGAACAACGTTGGGGCGAATTTTAGCCTTGCGGGTTACGGCGTCACCGGCGCGTTTCTCGGCACTTGGCTTTCCATTGCGCGTGCGGACGGTTCGACGGTCTTTAACGGCTCGGGCGTCACCATTCAGGGCGGCTTGGCGGTTAACGGGCTTCTCGCGCTCGCTAGCCCGAACAATCTCGCGATCTATGGCGGGACGCCTGGTCAATTCTTGTCGACGAATGGCTCAGGCGTGCTCTCCTGGGCCAGCGCGGCTGGCGGCGGAGCGTCGATCACGGTTAGCGACACACCCCCTTCAGCGCCCTCCGTAGGGGCTCTGTGGTGGGACAGCGTCGGCGGGCAATTGTACGTCTATTATTCGGACGCCAACAGTTCACAGTGGGTTCCGGCCAGCAACGCTGCGAGCCTTCCGCCGCCCGCTTCGACGACGGTATTGGGCTCGGTCAAGGTTGACGGGACGTCGATCAAGGCGGCGGCGGACGGCACGATTTCGACCGTGCTGATCCCGATGGGCGACAACAGGCTCATCAACGGCGACATGCGGATCGACCAAAGGTGGAACGGCGCGGCCGAGGCGGGGGTCAATACCTATACCGTTGACCGCTGGTTTTATGGTGCAACTCAGGGGGCCAAGGGAACGTGGGGCCGTTCTAGCGCCAGTGGACTTAACCCATTTCCTTATTGTCTTTGCTTCACGTCATCGTCTGCGTATGCGGTCGTGGCTGGAGACAGTTTCAATTTTCAACAACGAATTGAAGCGGATCTTGTCAGCGACTTTGCATTCGGAACGCTGCAAGCGCAAGCAGTGACGCTGTCCTTTTGGGCGTATTCCAGTTTAACTGGTACATTCAGTGGAGCATTGGGCAATAATCCGGCCGGATCAACCCGCTCATATCCTTTCACTTTCTCACTTCCAACAGCCAATACATGGACGAGGATTATTATTACTGTCCCTGGCGATACTAGCGGCGCTTGGACAATGTTGGGCAGTGGAGCAGGGTTTTTATTAACCTTTGATCTCGGCACGGGCGCGACTTATCGCGGTCCCGCCAACGCATGGGCAAGCGCGAATTACATCGGCGCGAATGGCGCGGTCAGCGTCGTCTCGACCAACGGCGCGACCTTCTACGTGACCGGCGTCAAGCTAGAGATCGGCTCGGTAGCAACGCCGTTCAATCGGCAGTCGCTCGCTAAGAGTATGGCGGATTGTCAGAGGTATTTCGCCAACTCTCAGGCAGTTCAGCTCAGTGCCTATGTCACGGCTGGGTTGACTTTTGGTCAAAGCGTAACCTTTCCAGTGACAATGCGAGTTGCTCCAACAATTACGCTTGTGGGGCCGACCTACTCCAATGCGAGTGGCGCGGCGGTTACAACAAATAGCCTTGGCGCTGTCACTGTCTATGCGACTGGAGCAGCTGCGGGGCTCGGATCGTTTACAATTTCTTCTTTGCAGTTGAGCGCGGAGCTTTGATCATGACCTATACGCAAGTCTGAACGCATGATCGACTTCCCCGCCAGCCCCACAATCGGCCAGCAGTTCACCGCTGCGGGCGTGACTTGGGTTTGGGATGGGGTGAAGTGGGCCGCGAGCGGCTTGAGCGTCGCCTTCCTGCCGTTGGCGGGCGGCAACATGAGCGGCCCTATCGTCCTCGCCGCCGATCCGACCGCCAATTTACAGGCCGCGACCAAGCAATATGTCGACGGCGTGCGCTATGGCGACAACAGGCTCATCAACGGCGACATGCGGATCGACCAGCGGAACGGCGGCGCGCAGGGAACGTTGGCTGGCTATACGGTTGATCGGTGGGTTTATGGAGCAACGCAGTCAGGAAAAGTTCAGTGGGGACAAGCAGGCGGGCCAACCGGCTTTGGTTACTGCCTCAACGTCACATCGTCATCGGCATATACACCTTTGGCTACTGATTTGTTTTATCTCTATCAATCTATTGAAGCCGACATGGTCAGCGATTTCGCTTGGGGGAGCGCTAGCGCCCAGCCAGTGACGCTGTCGTTTTGGGCCTATTCCAGCAAAACGGGATCGTTCAGCGGTGCTATTACTAATTATGCTGGGACACGCTCCTATCCGTTTTCTTACTCTTTACCTACAGCCAGCACCTGGACCAAGCTAACTGTCACTATTCCTGGCGACATCGCCGGAACATGGGTGATGAAAGGCAATGCTGGGTCGGTGATTGTTTATTTTGACGTTGGATGCGGTACGGCTGGCCGCGCAGCAGCGGGCGCGTGGCTTGCGGGTAATTTCAATGGCGTTACGGGCGCGCAAAGCATCATCAATACTAACGGAGCGAGTTATGGTTTAACCGGCGTCAAGCTAGAGATCGGCTCCGTAGCAACGCCGTTCAATCGGCAGTCGATGGCCAAGTCTATGGCGGACTGCCAGCGGTATTATACTATCATGCCGTTGTGGTTTGGGGCGTATGCTGGTGGCGCTGTCAATATAGGTCAACCAGTCATCTTACCAGTTACGATGAGGGCTAATCCAACAATTACATTCAATTCTCCAACTTACACAAACGCAAGTGGTCTTGCGGTTGCTCAAGGAAGTAATATTAGTCCAGGAATTTATTTTCAATCGATCGCTGCCGGACAAGTCAATGCCCAGACGCCAGCAATGATTGCATCAGCGGAGCTTTGACTATGACTTATACGCAAGTCTGAACCCATGATTGACTTTCCCGCCAGTCCTACAGTCGGCCAGCAGTTCACCGCTGCGGGCGTGACTTGGGTTTGGGACGGGGTGAAATGGGCCGCGAGCGGCTTGAGCGTCGCTTTCTTGCCGCTGGCGGGCGGCAACATGAGCGGCCCTATCGTTCTTGCCGCTGATCCTGCCGCCAATTTACAGGCCGCGACCAAGCAATATGTCGACGGCGGGCGGTTGGGTGACAACAGGCTCATCAACGGCGATATGCGGGTTGATCAGCGCAATGGCGGCGCTGCAGGGACGGCAATCAACACCTATACCGTTGATCGGTGGCAGTATTTAGCGTCACAGGCGACTAAATTTACTTGGGGGCGCTCGGCTAGTACTGTAAGCGGGTTCCCATACTATTTGAATGCTCAATCTTCTTCTGCATACGCATTGCTTACAGGCGATTATTTCGTTTTTGAACAGCCCATAGAAGCCGATATGGTGTCGGACTTTGCTTGGGGAACGGCCAGCGCGCAGCCTGTGACGTTAAGTTTCTGGGCCGGATCGTCCTTGACTGGCACATTCGGCGGCGTGGTTCGTGGCGGAAGCGGGTCGGGGCGGTCTTATCCGTTCACCTTCCAGATCACGACTGCAAACTCATGGCAGAAATTTGCCATTACTATTCCCGGCGATACCGCCGGAACATGGGTGCTGAGCGGCAATGGGGCTGGCGTAAGTTTGTTTTTTGATCTTGGCTCTGGGGCGACTAATCGCGCTCCTGCCAATGCTTGGACAACCGGCCTTTATGTCGGCGCGAATGGCGCGGTGAACGTCGTTTCCACCAATGGCGCATCGCTTGGTATCACCGGCGTCAAGTTGGAGATTGGCTCTGTAGCAACGCCGTTCAATCGGCAATCGCTGGCCAAGACGTTCGCTGATTGCCAGAGGTATTACTATCAAGGTGTGCCGCCACTAAAAGGCCTCGTTTCTGGGACGTTGCCATCAACAGCATTAAGTCGTTTAAGTTGTCGTCACCCAGTAACTATGCGAGCAGCGCCGACTATTACGATGCCGTTTGCTATCGCTGCTTATGATGGTGTGAACCCTTATGGGCTAACTACTATTGGCGCAAACGAAAGTTCAGTCGATGTGCTCGAGTT